CTGCGGGCTGGAGTGGGGGCCCCGGGGCCGAAGCGTCTGGGGCCGGGGGGTCGGGGGGCGCCGTGGCCCGGTGTGCGTTGGGCGGTCGATCTGGCGAGATTGGCGGGGCCCGCTGGAGACCGCTTGGGGCAGTGGGGCGGTGGAGCGCCTGGCAACAGGCGCCAGAAGTTGCCCTGCAAGCGGGCCGCGAAAGCGGGCCGTGGCAGGGGTTTTGTTCTGTCTCTTGCGGTTGGCATTGTTTTGCATCCTGCAGTTGAAAAAGAGTGTCTACTTCTTTTCATCGTTGCTGCGACTCATCAGTTCTGGATGCTCCGTCTCGCGCGCTCGCGGGGCGGGGTGGGCGCACTGCGCCCGCCGGTTTTACTGGGCTCCGGAAACCCGCTCGCCAGATTAGCAGCCGTCCTCCTCAAGCACACACCGCACCGCATAGCAATCAAGCATGACGGGCAGGTGTGGCGAGAAGGACAAGGCGGCCTCCATTTCAAGGATGTCCTGGCGGTTGAAGCCATAAACGTGAAAGCACCAGTCATAGGTCTCCTGGGTGGCCCTGGCGGGCAGCGCTCTCGCCGCACGTGCAGAATCGATCCGGGAGAGTCCCTCGAGGTGGTGGAGATAGGAATGTGGGTCCCAGCGCTGACCCTCCGTGTGTTGCATGACGTGCAGATTCACTTCCCGGAGGAGGGGGACGAATGGGTAGGCGAGGAGCTCGGAGTGGGCGACGCCGCGCAGCCAGGAGAAGGGCGATGATTGGGGCTTGAGGGCCCAGTGGTGCTTGTAGATTCTCCTGCCAAGGGTCGGCCCCCAGCGCCACCCCAAGCTGGTGGGGTAGGGACGGCAGCCGAGAAAGACGGCATAGCGGACATCTGGGTGCACCTTCAGCTTCGCCTCAAAACCAAAAAGGGCAAACTGTGACGGGATGAAGCGCTGCAATCGGCCAGCCCAGGCGGCCGGGCAGGCCCCGACGGAGTCATCGCCCAAAACAGCCACCCGGAACTGTAGCAGCAGCTCAGCCACCTCCGCAGGGCTCAGGCGCGCCATTTCCGCTCGCGTGAGCGGGGCAGAGTCGGTGCCGCCAGCAATGGAGGCCAGGACGTAACCAATGGCGGTCATGTTGCACAGGCCATTCCGCAGCGCAGTGTGGTCCACCCCACTCGCGTTCATCACCGGGCCCTTGAAGCGCCAGCCCTGGCGACTCCAGCCCCGGGGTGTCCACCACTCCTGCAGCAGGCGGCCAACAACTCCCGCGCGTGGGACACCGAGCCGCTGGCACCAACGGTCCACCAAGCCAAGGGCGCAGCGGCCCAATGTGCTATCAAAGCTGCTGAAGTCCACCTCGAACGCACAGTGGTCTGGGCGCTCGGCGAGAGTGCGCTGCAACCAGGTGTCCAGCTCTGTGGGCGTGGCACCACCGGCGTAGAAGCACCAATTGTCCAAATGAAAGATCTTGTGGAGCAGACCAGTCAGCACGCGGAGCCAGGGGCCCAAAACCAGATGGGCCTCATCGGCTGGTGAGAGAATGACACGGGGGTTGGTGGGTGTCGGGTGGTCAGGGCCGCAGTGGCACCACTCCCCGCAGCGCCTGTCACCAGCGACATGGTAGCCCCCGGCTGCAGAGAACTCGGTCTTGACCATGGCGGTGAACGATGACAGGGCCTGAAAGCTGCGGGGCCGGGTGTGCATACGTCGCAGAGCGGCCGCAAAGGCTGCCCGGCGATTGGGCGGAAAATGATGGAGCCACTGCTCCAAGGTCAGCTTTACTACACGCCTGGTGTAAGGCTC